CCAAACTGTAAATTTGTAATTTGTATATATATAATGGTGTACTGGACCGTTGGGATTATAAGAACTCTAATAACAACTATTAAACTAGTTCTTCTGTGTCATTATGACTAAAACCAGCAAACAAGAGTTTATGAATAGACCTAAAATCCGCGTCCTTAGTAAGAAGGAGCGAGAGAAAAGGTATTCTCAACACCTTGCTTCCAGCAGGGCGAACGCCTCTTTACCTGGTTATACGAGAAACACCACCATGGTGCCTCGAACAAGAGCTCGCGGAACAGTTGCGGAGATGCATCTATCTCCATGTGCCAAAGAATATTTCTTAGCTCAACAAGCACCATTTAGCTTGAAAAGCACTGCATGTGTGCCAGATCTCCATGCTGTTCCTAGTAAGAAAGTGCGCCTTAAAACAAGGTTCAATTTCTCTACTGGAACAGATGGTAATGGTTCTGTATCAGCCTGTTGCTGGTGCAATGCCTCTACTGGTTCTGCCATCGTATATACAACTGCGTTGTCAGGGCCATCTACTGGTGTTGTCACGGGTTCCACTCCCAATGTGGGACTAACAGGACAGTCTAAGTTACCTTATACCTTCGATCAATTCCGGAAGACCGCTGGAGTTGGTGGAGTGAAAGCAAGAACTGTTGCCACTGCCATGAGAATAAGGTATACTGGCCCTGACTTCACGAAATCAGGACAAATCACAGCAGTCAGACAACCAACTAACCAGAACTTGCAAGGATTGACCTTCGACCAAGTTAAGGGTTACCAGACAGCTAAAACTTTTTCCAATCAAAGACAATGGGTCTATGTCTTCTATAGACCTGTTGCCCCAGCGGATTATGAATTTTCACCTGATCCTAATGCTAACGCAGAAGATGCAGATGGTTCAGGTTCCAATGCTAAATATGAAATAGGATTTACAGTACAGGGAACAACCTCCAATGCAACTGCGGCTTTAGGCCCAGCATCATTTGAAGGAGAACTCATACGATTCGTTGAATATACTGGAGAAATTGATAATATAACTAGATCACATGTGGATATAGTTGGTATGTCGCACGTGAGAAATTCACTAGGCACAAAATCAGTTACGGACAAACCTCACACACACCTCACCAAAGCAATAAAACGTATAGAAGATGATATTGGTGAAAGCCTGCCTGCCGCAGGTTTGGGTGCAATGGCTTACAGCAAATACATAGCTCCGGCAGCAGAATCAGAAAGCGCCTCAATTATGGGAACAATTTCTGAAATGGCTGGCACCGCTATGGGCTCCCTTGGTGAATTCGCCGCAGGGGCCTTAGGCATTGCAGAAGAAGCAGCTCCCATACTGCTACTGTGATGAATACAACAAACAATAACTGAAAAACCTGGGTTCTTATAACAAAAGTAATGAGAAGGGTGGGGGCACGACCTCCATATCAGATGGGCTGACCAAACAACAATCTGAGTAAACAAAAACAATAAATAAACAAA